AATGGACAGACCGTAATTATCTCTCGTACTACTGGAGCTGCTGGTATGTGGAAGGCTGTCGTTAGTGACGCTGATGTTACTACTCAAGAATTCACAGCAAACTACTACACGGCTACTGGCCCAGTTGTTACAGCTGGCGATAAGTTCACTGTATTCATCTATGGCTCTGAGTTTACGAAAGGAAGCCTTGGTATGGAGGGTTCTTTAGAGTCTGACGATATCTTCTTCGAGAATAAGCCAATTATCATCAAGGACAAGTACGCTGTCTCTGGTTCTGACATGGCTCAAATCGGATGGGTTGAGATTCAAACCGAAAACGGAGCTAGCGGATACCTATGGTATATGAAGTCTGAGCACGAGACACGTCTTCGTTTCGACGATTACTTGGAGACTGCTATGATTGAAGCTGTACCTGCTGTACAAGGCTCAGGTGCTGACGCTTTGTTAGGCAATGGAGCTGCTGCTGGTGCAACAGGCGCTGGTTCTGAAGGTATCTTCTATGTAGTTAACAACCGAGGTAATGTATACGGCGGAGGTAACCCAACTACGTTGGCTGACTTTGACACTATCATCTCACGATTGGATAAGCAAGGCGCTATCGAAGAAAATGTAATCTTCGTTGACCGTCAGTTTAGCTTTGATATCGACGATATGTTGGCTGCTCAAAACTCTTACGGAGCAGGTGGTACTTCTTACGGTCTCTTCGACAACGATAAGGACATGGCGTTGAACCTCGGATTCACTGGATTCCGTCGTGGCTATGACTTCTATAAGTCTGACTGGAAGTACTTGAACGACCCAACTATGCGTGGTGGGTTGCCTACCGCAACTGGTTCAGGACGTATCAACGGCTTGTTAGTTCCAGCTGGCTCTACATCTGTATATGACCAAATCCTAGGCAAGAACGCTAAGCGACCTTTCCTTCACGTTCGGTACCGCGCTTCAGAAACTGAAGACCGTCGTTACAAGACTTGGATTACTGGTTCTGCTGGTGGCGCCGCTACTAGCTCTCTCGATGCGATGGAAGTTAACTTCCTCTCTGAGCGTGCTGTATGCACCTTGGGAGCGAATAACTTCTTCTTGTTCGAAGCATAATAAACTGAGGAATGAGGGGGGACTACGGTCCCCCCTTCTTCTATTTTAAATTCTAAATCATATCAAATGAAAAGTAAAGCCCCTATGGTAGATAGAATCTACCGACTAACTAAGGAAGAAGCGCCATTGGCGTACATGATTCCTGCACAAGGTAACGCCCGTACACCGCTGCTATATTGGGATGACGAAGCTGGAGTTAATAAAACTCTACGCTACGCCCGTAACCAGAAGTCCCCCTTCGTGGATGAGCAGGACGGCAACGTGGTTTTAGAACCTATCGTATTTGAGGATGGATTCCTTTCGGTCCCTAGACAGAATCCAGTCCTACAAGAGTTCCTCCAGTACCACCCTTTAAATGGTATTAAGTTCGAGGAGATTAATAATGAGCGCGACGCTCATAAAGAGCTAGAGGCTGTCAACCTAGAGGTAGACGCCCTTATCCAATGTCGTGAGATGTCTATCGAGCAAATTGAGAATGTAGCCCGCGTGGTATTTGGTATGGACCCGTCCTCTCAAACTACAGCTGAGCTACGTAGAGATATGCTCATCTTCGCCCGTCATAACGCCGAGGCTTTTTTACAGGCAGTTAATGACCCTGAGCTTAACTTCAACGCTTCTATCCAGGGGTTCTTTGATAAAGGACTCCTTACGTTCCGTAAGAACAAGCAGGAGATTTGGTTCAATACATCTACCAATAAGAAGAAGATGCTTACCGTTCCATTTGGTGATGACCCTATGACAGCGGCTGGCGCTTACCTTATGGGTGACAACGGGCTAGACCACTTGAATATGCTTGAGTCTGCTATGTAGACCTACACGTTTATACACGAGAGAAGAGGGGTTAATAGCCCCTCTTTTTTTATCGTATATTTGTGTCGATAATTTTTTCTAACGCATAATTTTTTACCATGCAAAAGTATATCAAAGTCACAGGCATTGCGACCCATGACACAATGATTCTCCCCGCGTTTAACGTGTACAATATCGAGATTGATGCAGCAACTCCTTATACAACTTGTAAAGTTCAGTATATTAATGCTAGCGCAAGCTATGACGTTATGACAATTACCTATGATTCAACAACTGATAATGCTCAGAATATTGCTATGGCAAATTTTGTAAAAGACTTACTTGTTGAGGTTCAACAAGACAGCTATACCAAGCCTATGCTTGAGGTTGCGGCTTCATCTTTTCCTCAAACAGTTACTAATCTTACTGGCCCTACGGCATCTTAAATAAATATATTATGGTAAAGTACATCACTTTTACAAAGCCCGATGGCCTAGAAGTTGCTATCCCCTTGCAGGACCTTGCTCATATAGATACCTCAGACTCTACTAATTTAAATATTAAATATCTAAACGCGTCGCAGACTAGCGCTATTGTAATTACTCACGCTGCGGATGTAACCGCTCATCAGTGGAAACTGTTTATGACACAGCAAGTACAAATGGCATTAGCTAGTAACTGGAGAGAGGTAGAGAGTAAACCTACACCTCCTACTGCGATTACTGGTATTGCGGTTCTTCCTTGATATTTAAGGAAATAGAAATAAAGGAGGGGCTTAGGTCCCTCTTTTTTTTTCTCATTGCGCTTCATCGCAAGCAAAAATAGCGGCCCCTTTTTTTTGGCTATCTTTGAGCAAAGGTTGACCTATGATAAACTCAGTCAGAAACACTGTCCTGTCGATACTGAATAAGAACAACTACGGGTATATATCACCAGCAGATTTTAACTTATTCGCTAAGCAGGCGCAGTTAGAGATATTCGATGAGTACTTCTCGGATTATAATAAACAGCTCAATAAAGAGAACGCTCGTCAATCAGGTACAGGGTACGCTGATATTGCAAAGAGCCTTATCGAGGTAATTGATTTCTTCTCTGTCACTAATGACTTAGCTAACGTAGCGGCCAACACCTTCTCGCTACCCTCGGAGCTCACTACAGGCGATGACTACTACCTTTTAAATAAGGTACTGTGTTATGACACGGCCACGACACCACGGACGTTACGCGGTGAGGCTGAGTACGTTACACATAGCAACATCACATTGCTAAACACATCGCAGTTGACGGCTCCTTCTATACACTACCCTGCTTATACCACCGAGGGTAGCACTATGACGGTGTTTCCTACGTCGTTTAACACGGCTAACTCTATCCAGTGTCAGTACATCCGCTATCCTAAAGCTCCGCAGTGGACGTTCTCACTTGTTACTCAAGGCGAGCCTATCTTCAACCCTAATGTATCAGGATACCAAGACTTTGAGCTGGCTATTGACGATGAGTACCGATTAGTGAATCGTATATTGCAGCAGTGTGGTATCTCTATTCGCGAGGGTGACGTGTATCAGTACGCTAACAGTGAGGAGGTACAGAACGACCAACAACAAGGATAATGGGTTATATATCTGACTATCAGTACTATGAGAATGGCGGCGCCAATCCAGAGGATGCTAACTGGGGCAGCTATCAGTACGTCTCGTTGTTCGATATCGTAACGAACTTCTTGTTGATGTATAACGGCAACCACTCGTTGATTAATAACGAGGAGCGCTATAAGATTGTATTCCACGCTAAGCGTGCGGTACAAGAATTGAACTACGACGCCTTTAAGGAGATTAAGATATTGCAACTCACTGTCTCTGACCAGCTGCGCTTTGTATTGCCACAGGACTACGTCAACTGGGTGCGTATCTCTACGTACCGAAATGGATTGCTGTATCCTTTGAGTGAGAACATCCAGACTAACTGGAGTGGTGCTTACCTACAGGACAACAACCTGCGAATCTTATTCGATGAGCAGGGCAACGTCTTAAAGCCAGAGAACTCACCTATCGATATGGATAGGATTAGCGGTTCTAAGCGGACTATCTACCTCAACGAGAACAGCGCGTACAACAACTCAGAGGGCTGGTGTGTTGACGGGCTATGGTACTTTGACTACGGTATCGGGGGGCGTTATGGGCTCAATACAGAGACAGCTAACGCCAACCCTACCTTCGCTATAGATAAGCAGTCAGGCGTTATTAACTTCAGCTCTGGCGTATCAGGTGAGTCCGTGGTATTAGAGTATGTCTCTGACGGTATGATGGGTGGTGACGACAGCCAGGTTATGGTCAACAAGTTATTCGAGGAGTACGTGTACGCGTATATCCAGTACGCTATCCTCAACTCTAAGTTGGGCGTTCAAGAGTACGTGGTCAACCGCGCTAAGAAGAACAAGTCAGCATTGCTTCGTAATGCTAAGATTAGAATTAGTAATATCCACCCAGGTAGGTTGCTTATGAATCTTAGGGGACGGGACAAGTGGCTGAAGTAACATGGCAAATATTGTAAGAAACTTTGTTCAGGGTCGTATGAACAAATCATTGGACGAGCGACTCGTTCCCAATGGTGAGTATATAGACGCGTTGAATATCCGATTGGGCTCTACGGAGGCTTCCGAGGTGGGTTCAGTAGAAAATACCAAAGGTAATACGCGGCTTACAACACTTAAGTTTATCGATGTATCTGCCACATACAACGGCACTTCATTAAGCGCAGCGGCGCGTTGTATTGGCTCGTATGCTGACGGAGCTAACGAGACTATCTACTGGTTTATCCATGACTCTAATTACAC